ACAGTATCTAATACCGCAACAACATGGAATAATGGAGATATTGGAATTTGCACAAGAGGTCAAACTGCAAATTCAAGTTACACAATTATTCTAGAATTACGTAAAGATAATGAACACTATCAACGTGGTCAATTTAATGATCCCGCAGCATTTAACTACGGTAGTTACGGCGTAAGACCTTAAGGATTAAAATGAAACTCATTAGAGAACTTACCGAATCGGTACAATACTTAACGGAAGAAAAAGATGGAAAGAAAACTCTTTTCATTGAAGGTCCGTTTCTAGTTGCAGAAGCAGTTAACAAAAACAAACGCATGTATAAAGAAGAAACTATGCGTAATGAGGTTAACCGTTATAGCGAAGAATACATCAATAAAAATCGTGCCTTTGGTGAACTGGGACATCCAGACACCCCATCCATTAATCTTGACCGTGTATCCCACTTAATTGTTGGCCTACGTCAAGAAGGAAATGCTTGGATAGGCAAAGCAAAAATTCTTGAAACCCCTATGGGTAACATTGCAAGAAGCCTTATTGAAGGCGGCGCACAACTTGGTGTGTCATCTAGAGGTATGGGTTCTCTTAAAATGGAAAACGGCGTCAATGTCGTTCAAGGAGACTTTCATCTGGCCACAGCGGCAGATATTGTAGCAGATCCTTCTGCGCCTGGTGCTTTTGTACAGGGAATTATGGAAGGTAAGGAATGGATGTTGGTTAACGGTATATGGACCGAACAACAACACGAGGTTGCAAAGCAAGAAATTAAGCAAGCATCTAGCAAAGAGATTGAAGCCGTAAGCTTAAAAATCTTTGAAAACTTCCTTAAAAAACTTTAAATATAAATATCCAATATAAATCAAGGAGATTCTCAAAATGGGAAAATTTAATCTGACAGACGCCGCTAAATCAATTCTTACAGAAGGCGCAAAAGAAAACTTTGAAGCTTCTGTAACTCGTGGCCACAAAGAAGGTTCATCTAAACTACCTACATCTGTTGCCTATGGCATGAAGGATGCTGGCGAAGTTGCTGGTGAAATCAAGAAACAAGATGACGAAACTGGTGATTACACCAAAGGTGTTCCAACAGCAACACCTCCTGGCGCAACGCCACCACAGGGTTCAATGCCTGCACAAAAATTGTCCGGTCCAGCCGACTCACAAGGTTCTGAACACAAAGCCGTTCAAGCTGCAGCAACTGATTACAACGCAATTCGTGATCGTATCAAAGCCAAGCTTGCTCCACAAATGATGCAAGCAAATCCAGGTGCAACATTCCAATCTTATGCTGAGGAATCAGAAGAAGGTGAAGAAGTTGTTGCAGAAGAAGAAGGTCATGAAGATGCAGCAGAAGATAAAAAAATGATTAAATCTATGATGAAGAAACAAAAAATGAAAGAACAAATGGACCAAGACGTAGGTGCATTACTTTCAGGTGAAAATCTTTCCGAAGAATTTAAATCAAAAGCAACCACAATTTTTGAATCGGCCGTTATTGCTCGTTCACAATCAATTATGGAAGAAGTTGAAGAAGCATTGTACGAAGAATTCGAAGTGGCTGTTGAATCAGTTAAAGAAGATTTGGCTAAAAAGTTGGATGACTACATCAACTACATGGCTGAAGAATGGTTCAAAGAAAATCAATTGGCAATCGAAAAAGGTCTACGTTCTGAAATCGTTGAAGATTTTATTCGTGGTCTAAAAGGTCTATTCGAAGAACACTACATTGACATTCCAGAAGAAAAAGTGGATGTTGTAGAAGAATTGACCACAAAAGTTGAAGAATTAGAAATTTCAGTCAACGAAGAAATTTCACGTAACGTTGAAATGAAGAAACAAATTAACGAATTTAAAAAGACAGAGGCTATACATACAGTATGTGAAGGCCTGACGCAGACACAAGTAGAAAAACTAAAATCACTCGCAGAGACTGTTGAGTTTACTACTGAAGAAGAATTTGGTCGCAAACTAGAAACCTTGGTAGATTCATACTTCCAACAATCAGTTAAACCGCCAGTTAGTTCTGCTCTACATGAAGCTGTAGAAGTTGAGGATGAGAAGAAGCCATCGGCATCTGCTGATCCTGCAATCGCTCAGTACGCACAAATCATCTCTAAATCATTGGCTAAATAAATAAACTTACCAATAAAAGATACTAATAAGGAGAACACTAATGTATCTAACCGAAGAATTACAAAAAAAATGGGCACCAGTGCTTGAACACGAAGGCCTAGAGTCAATCAAAGACCCATACAAGAAAGCTGTTACAGCACTTGTTTTGGAAAACCAACAACGTGAAATGGCCGCAGCATCACAACAGTTGAATGAAACTGCTGTATCTTCTGCACCAACAAACGTTACAGGTTCTGGCATTTCTAACTACGACCCAATCTTGATTAGTTTGGTTCGCCGTGCATTGCCTAACTTGATTGCTTATGACGTTGCAGGCGTTCAACCAATGACTGGACCTACTGGTCTAATCTTTGCGATGAGAGCTCGTTACGATTCACAATCTGGTTCACCAAACAACACAAACGAAGCCTTCTTCAACGAAGCAAACACAGAGTTCTCTGGTGCATTGTCTACGTCTAACCCATACGGTTTCCGTGGTAATAACACAACAGATATCAGCACAAACCCTGTTCGTGACCTGACTGCTAACCACTACACAACTGGTATCGCAATGTCAACAGCAAGTGCTGAAGCTTTGGGTGCTGACACAGATAGTCCTTTCAAACAAATGGCATTCTCAATTGAGAAAGTTACTGTTACTGCACAAAGCCGTGCATTGAAAGCTGAATACTCACTAGAACTTGCACAAGACTTGAAAGC